GTGTCCGAGCGGCGATCCCCCGAACTTTTCCCGGAATCGTGGTCCAGGCGGACACTGAACCCACGATTTCGAGGCTGTGACCAGCGCTTACGCAATCGTAAACGTCCGCCTGGCCCACGCGATCACCAGCGCGAGACCCGCTTGGGCTTGGGACTGGTGGCCTCGGGCCTGCCCGCCTTGCGGTTGCAGTGCGCGCACGCGGCCGCGAGGTAGCGCGGGTCATCGCCCACGATGGCACGGTCCCTGGTGTGGTGCGCCTGTGTGGCGCGGCCGGTACAGCCCTGCAGTCGCAGCGTGCACCGGCCCCCGTTCGCCTCCTGGTTCGCATTCAGGACGCCAGCGCGTACCCTGCGCCAATCGCGGGTCGAACCCTTGGCCCAATTCCTACTCATCCTCGGTGGTTTCCTGCTCGGCCGCCTTCGCCTCGGCCATGATCTCCCGTTGCTTCCACGTGTTGACCGCCGTCATGATCGAGGACACCGCGCCCAGGAGCGCTACCGAGGCGACTCCATAGGTCTGTGTCTCCTCGGCGGTGATGAACCCGAAGGCGGCCGCGGCCGCGAGCAGGCTCGCCACGGCCGCCTGCAGCGCAGTACGGCGCTCATTCGACATCGGTCTCACCGCCCAGCCTGCGCGTGATCTCCTGGACCACCGCCTCTACGGACGCGTCCTCGGCCGAGGCGATCTCGCGCACGGCCGCCAGGAGCTCGGCATCACGCGCCGCATCCTCAGCGGACCGCTTCGTGATGGCGTCGATGATGGATGAGGTGTTCAGGCCCTTGAACGCCGCAAGGATCGCCTCCTGTCGACGCTTGGCCTCTGCTAGCTCGGCCTGGATGCGCTGGCCGTACAGCGACCCGTAGAAGTGGTCAGAGGCCAGCATGAAACTCGCGCTGAACTCGTCGGCCGAATAGCCGACCCCTTGGCCCTCGATGGTGTCTATCTTGCGAGCCCATACCGCTTTAGCGATCGCTTCAATGTCATCCGGGGTCATGTCGTCTCCATTCTCGAGGGCCAGCGCCCTTGTGACGATGGCAGGCTTTTGGGCGATGATCGGGCGTCCAGGGCAGGCCTGGTGTCCCCAGTCGGCGCCCATGGAGTGGTGGCCGAGGCCTCGGCCCGTCGTCGAGGTCGTGGTCTGCAGGGGGACGTCATAGACCACGTGGATCTTGTGGAGGATGCGCGCGACGGCGTCCAGTTGCGCTGGTGAGAGCTTTTCCCAGCCGCCGGGGTTGCGGTCGTTGTCCTTGGTGAATCCTTCGCATTCGACGCTCAGCCACTCGCCGTTGCCGCTGCGCTGCGTCCAGGCCGCATCGGCGGTGTCGACCATCTGCGCGATCTCGCCGTCGCGGGACACGATGAAGTGCGAGGACACGTCCGCATCGGGGTTGCGCTGCCAACTGATCGTGCCCTCGAACCAGCCTTCGGCGATGTGGACGACCAGGCCGCGCACTTCCGTCTGTCCGCCGGTGTTGCGGTTGGGTGTGGGGCCTCGCCAGGTTGCGAGGTCGCTCCATTTGGCCATGGGGTCTCCTATCCGCTCACGTACTCCACATAGAGCAGCCTGATTCTGGTGGCGGTGCCGTCCGCATGGTGTGTGCCCGTGCCGCCGTTGCGAACGCCGCCGATGACGAAGGTTTTGTTCTCGGTCGCATCTGCGGTGTATCTGCCCTCGTGGTACAAGGCGAATCCGCCTGATGAGGAAGTGGGCAGGTAGTGGTTGCGTTCGGAGAGGATGGTTCCGGTGATGTTGTCTTCTCGCATCCTGATGGTCACGGTGTCACCGGCCACGGTGGTGGCCACGCCTCCCCACCAGACGATTTTATATATCCGGCCCGACACGACCGCGGCTGTGACGGTGTCCGCCAAGGTTTCGGTGGTGGTCCAGGTGCCCGAGTCGCTGGTGCTGGTGGTGAGGGCGATTTCCTCGCCGGGGATGCGTCCGGCTACGAGTCGTTGGCCTGCGCTGGACATGGGGCCTCCTACAGTCCGATATGGCTGGCGCTGAACACGTGCACTTCGGCGCCTACTGGGATGGTCTTGAGGACGCCGTTGACAGGTCCTTTGACCACGTCGAAGTGAAAGTTGGGGTCGCCGTCTGAGAATGCCGCGGTAACGGTGAGCCGGACGCCGGCTACGACAATGTCGTAGGGCATCGCGCTTGATGACCAGTAGCCGAGGAACGTGCCGTAGTTGTTCTGGACGTTGAGCACAGTGCCGGTCTCGGTGTTGAACGCGGTGCGGACGGTCGTCTTGCCGTCGTCGGCGTCGATGACCGCATAGTCGTCGTGCTCCACCTCGGGCACGTGGAACGGCGCTTCGGGAAAGCAGTTGAACGTGATCTTGCGCCGGTCGGCGGCCGCGAGCTCGGCCCAGCCGTTGACGATCAGGCTGGCCGCGTTCGGTGTGAGCTCGGCGGGCAGGTTCGTCAAGTCGATCCGGTCCCCGACGCGCACGGCTACGACGGCGTCGACCAGCGCGGGGGAGGCGTCGAGGTCGACGGTGACCTGTGCGAAGCGCGTGCCCGAGGTCGTGCCAACGTGCAGCGCCCATCCGGCCGCGGCGGGCAGGATGAGGTCTGAGAACACGTTCGTGTCCGGTTTCGAGGTGTAGCGGCCTACGGCGGCGACGCTGGTCTCGTCGACGGCGCGGGCGGTGGAGCCGAAGGGGCGTTCGGCGGTGATGTCGTTGCGGATGAGCTTGTCGTCGAGGACGGGCCGCAACGGCGGTGCGACCTCGTACGCCGCATAGTCGAGGGTGAGCGCGGCGGCCTGGTTGTACAGGTCAGGTCCGGTTTTGTAGCTCACACCGGCGCCGTCGACGGTGTCGAAGATCAGGCCGCCGTCCGTGTCGCGGATGTCCTCGTATTGGGCCGCGAGGGTGCCGCGGAACTGCGGGCCCATGGGGACGGTGTCGTCGGCGGTGCCCACCAGCGTGTCAGTGACCCCGGATTCACCGCAGATGCGAACGAAGCGGTCCCCGGCGGTCTCGCCGGCGTGCCCGCTGGCGGCCGCGTAGGTGTCGGCGATCGACGGCGGCGCTTCGTCCCATACCGCTATGTGGCTGAACCGTGCCGGTTCGCTGCCGGTGCCGTCCGGACTGTAGATGCGTACGGTGCTGAGGCCTTGCATGTCCTGCGAGGTTTGGGTGCCCGAGGAGAACAGGTCGCCGTCGATCCAGACATCCCAGTCGACGTCCGCGCCGTTGTTCGTGACTTTGAATCTGATGTGATGCGGCTGGTCGTCGCCGATGGCGAACGATCCCGAGTCGGACACGAATCCGGTCGTGCCGCTTGGCCCGACGAAGCGGCCGCCGATCTGAAACAGGCCTGTGGCGATCTCGAACGCGATGATCCAGTCAATGCGTTCGTCACTGCCGTTCGTCGAGTTGCCGTCCATCTCGAGTGCCCAGTCTCGTGAGGAGTCGGTGGAGCGGAACATGCCGTCGACGGTCCAGGTAGCGGGCTCTTCCGAAGCCATGAAGACACGGCCGGACACGTTGATGCCTTTGCTCATCCCGACGCCGGACTCGAGCCACGGCGCGATATCTGCACCGGTGAGGCTCGAGACCTTGTTTGTGGACTGGTCGAACGTGCCCGCGCCGAAGGCTGGCAGCGCGGCGCCTGAGAGCTCGCCGGGGTCAAGCGGCCAGTAGGCGAGCGGTTCGGGGCTGGTATTGAGGTAGAACGTGCGCAGGCTCGAGGGCAGCGGGTCGGTGCCGGCCTCGATACGGCGCAGCTCGCCGCCGGCTTCGACTTCGACCCAACGGTCGGGAACCTGGACGTCACCGCCGAGGGACTGCCCAGGTTGCCAGGACGCGACTTCGCCGACGAAGCGGACGTCGCCGTCGACGGTGATCCGGATCGGCGTGTTCCTTCCGATCAGGCCGTACAGGTCGCCGCCGACGTTGTCGGGGTTGAACCGCCAGGACCGGAAGGTGAGGCTCGCCGTGGCGGGCGTGATCCCGCCGGACTCGGCCTGCCCGCCGATCGTGATCTTGATGTCCTGCCCGTGCGTCGCGTCCCCGGTGTAGACCTCCTCAGTCGAGCTGTGGTCGTTCCAGGCGCCCGAGTAGAACAACTCGACGGTGACATCGTGCGTGATCGCCATGTCAGGACCGCCCGAGGACCACTTGAGCATTGCCGCCGCGGCGAGCAATAGTGCGAGCAATGACTTCGACAAGTAGGTCATCGAACTGTGAACCTCCCGAGCGGATCTCAATGACCGTGCGCGTGTCGGCGCCGGCGGGCGTGACCTGCTCGCCGGCCTGCAGGATCGCCATCATCTCCGAACCTGCAGGCCCGGGCACGCGATTGATGCCCGAGTGGAACTTCGGCAGGTTCGGGACAGAGATCGAGTTGCCGCCCACGTACGGCACCCAGCTCGGAACGGTCCAGGAGAGTGAGCCGATCGTGTTGTTCCACGCGTCCGAGATGAAGTTGAACGCGGACCGGAACGGCGCGGTGATGATCGAGAACAGGCCCGAAAAAGATGAGGAAATTTTGCCCGGAAGGCCCGTTATCTTGTCTTTTGCCTTGTCGAACAGGCTTCGGATTTTGTCCCACCAGCCGCCGAACTTCTCTTTCATCCAGTCAATCTGCAGGTTGACACTCTTGACAAAGAGTTTCCATATGTCCTGAAACCATGTGGTTTTGGTGGCTATCAGTACGATGATGGCGATTAGGGCAATGATCGCCGTAATGATCAGAATGATCGGGTTCGCCATCATGGCTATGTTTAGCAGCCATTGCGCGCCGGCCCACACGATCATGGCCACCTTCGCGATGCCGGCCTTGGCCGCCGCGCCGGCCGTGGTCCCCGCGAACAACTGCATGGCACCGATCGCGGTGAACAGGATCGGGGACAGCGTCGACACCTTGTCGGCCCATTCCTCGATGACCGTGGGCGGGATCGCGTCGCGCTGCGTCTCGTTCATCGCGATCTGCGCGTCCGTAGCGTCCAGCGCGGCCTGTTCCTGGTCAAGCAAGGCCTGCGAGGCGTCCGCTGACGCCTGCGAGGCGTCCAGCTGCGCCTGCTCGACGTCTTCGCCGGCCTGCGCCAGGTCCAGTTGCGCCTGCCTCGCTTCGATCGAATCCGCGCCGAACTCGGAGACCGCGGCGTTGTAGTCCGCTTGGGCCTGCTCGGCGTCCAGCATGGCCTGCTCGACGTCCAGGCCGGCCTGGACGGAATCGCGCTGCGCCTGCGCCAGGTCCAGCGTTGACTGGCGCGTGTCTGCGAGGGCCTGGTCGAGGTCCTGCGCGGCCTGTGCCACGTCCAGCTGTGCGCGGGCGATCCGGTCGGCGCGGACCTCACCGGAGCGCTGCAGCTCGGTCAGGGCGCCTACGGCGTCGCCGAGCTGGCCGATGCCCTCGGTCAGGAACACCGACGCCGAGTTCATCTTGTCGAACGCGCCGGTCATCTTCGATGACGAACCGTCGACCGAGGCGGCCATGCGGCTGGCCGAGGTGTCGACGTCGGCCGTGGTCTTCTGCAGCTGCTTGGCGTCGCCGGCGAAGGTGAGTTTGACTTCGTTAGCCACGGGTGACCTCCAGTCCGGCGCCGCGCGCGACGTCGGCGAGGGCGCCGTCGAGTGCGGCCGTGATCTCGGATCGCTTGTCAGCGAACGACAGCCACACGTACCGGCCCTTCTTGTAGAACGGGCGCACTTGCGAGCGGTTGCGACCGGTGCGGCCGCCGAAGTCCAGCCAAGGGAAATAGGGCGCGCGGTTGCCGCCGGCCTTGATACGCGCCTTCGACTGTGTCGACTGTGCTTTCAGCGACGCTGCGGCCCGCCCCGAGCGCCGAGGGACGCGCGGCCGCGCGTCCTCAACAACGATGTCTACTACGCCGTTCAGGGCCACACGGATGCCCTTGGGCAGGTCCTTGTCCATACGCTTGAGGCCCGCGCGGAACTGCGACAGGCCTTCAATACGGATCGCCTCGGGCATGTCGTTCCCTTCCCTACCGCCGGCCTCCCGGCGCCCTCGCGCTCAGCTCGGCGAGCTGCTGCCGCTGCGCTTTGCGCGCGTAATAGGCCTGCCAGTAGATGAACTCGCTATGCGGCATCTCGAGGTTCATCCGCGCCACGGTCATCCCGAGTTTCGTCGCCAGGAAGTACGGGAAACTCGGTGCCGGGGTCGGCGAGCATCTCCTTCATGGCCTCTTTGCGCGAGCCCTGCAACATGCCCGACAGCTGTCCGATGCGCTCGGTCACCGGGTCGAGCTCGGCGCCCACGGACGATTTCTGCCAGGCCTTGACCTGCTCGACGGTCATTCTCGGCGCCAGGAGACCGAGGGACACGGTCATCTGCTCGACGGCGGCCGCGCCTTTCTGGTTTTGGACGTGCAGGACCTCATGCCGCGACAGGCCGCGCACGTGCACCTTGAGGGGCCCTTCGGGGCCGTCGATGATGACGAAGTCCTCAGGGAAGCCCGAGGGTGTGCCGCTCTCGCGCTTGGCGGTGAGGAACTCCGCCGAGGCAAGCGGGACGTCTTCGACGTCGTGCTCGGTCATGCGGACGCTCCGATCACGATCACGCTGTACGTGACCGAGGTGCCCGCCGCGGAGTTCGTGACCGTGAGCAGGTCACCGGTGGCGCCGGTGACCGCGTACCCGGTCGCGTCCGGCGCGACGGCGGCGAACATGCCGCCCGGGCGCACTGCGACCCCGTCGCCGGCAGCCAGGAACAGCGGCACGCCGTTGGCCGCCGGGCGCGTGACGTTGACGTTGTTGGTGTTGCCCGCGGCCGCGGTGACGAAGATGGCCTTTACCCGCGCGAATGTCTGCGTGTCGCCCAGGCCGTTGACCAGGACGCCGGCAAGGTCGAGGTCCTCGGTGCCCGAGGCGGCCAGCGTCCGTGTGTCGTGCCAGAGCATGTCCGCCTGGTTCGCGCCGGTGCCTGAGGTCAGGGTCTGGCGGTAGGCGTAGGAGAGCGGGTCGGTTGCCGTCGACAGGTCCAGCGCATCCGTGAGCGTGGCCACCACCTGCGTGAGGATCTTCGTTGACAGGGCCATGGGGGGTCTCCTTAGGACTGGTTGATCTTGACGACGTCGTCGGACAGCTCGAGTTTTGCCGTCCACTGGATGTAGTCGTCGATCGGCGCGGTCTCGACGTAGTTCTGCACCAGCACGTCTACGGTCTGCTGGGGCAGGCCCGAACCGGTCCCCTCCGGGCGCCGGACGAGTTCGACCACCGTTCCCACCATGGGGTCGATGATGTCCTGCGGGCCCGCCGCGGTGTTGTCGTACCAACCGCCGATAGAGGCGTTACCGTCCAGTAGGCCGCCCTGCTTGACCTTGGCATCCTTGCCGTACGTCGTGAGGTCGTGACTGGTCGCGGACCGCTCGAGACTCGAGGTGTTGCAGTAGACGGAGATGTCCTGCCCGCCCAGCGTGATGACGGTGTCTTTCGAGTGTGTGAAGGCCATTTAGACGCTCCCAATTCCGATGATGTCGAGGTCGAACAGTGCGGCGACATAGTCGACGCCGCCGATGGTGACCACGTCGAACTCAACTCCGGTCACGCGGACCGAGTCGAACGCGGTGTACGCGGGCAGGTCCTTCGACTCCAGGACCCGCTTCAACGACTGGGGGCCGTCGCCGTCGACGTAGACCGAGAGCAGGTCGCGCGCGGCCCGGTCGACGGCGCGGCCCACGACGGCCACCACGGGCAGCTGCAGGACGTCGGACCCGCGCCCGTAGGTGCCGTCATAGCGGTAGGACTCGGGATAGGACACGACGGCCGCCGGCGGCTCCAGCTTGTCCGGCGGATACGGGAACGTCCGAAGGCCTTCGATCATGGCCAGGCGCCCGGCTACGTCGTCCATCACATCGGAGAGGATCATGCCGCCGCCCACCAGCGCCGATACGCGCCGACGACCACGGCCACGTCAGGGTCGAGGCGCGCCAGGAGCCGCATTTCCGAGCCTTCGTCGGGCGAACCGGCGATCCCGAACGGCGCGTTCCGGCGAGCGGTGAACCTCGAGGTCTGCAACAGCGTCGCCTGCTTGACCGGGTCGGGGACCTCAGTCCATCCCCAGCGGCCCGTGAATGCCGCCTGGTCGACTAGGCCGGTCGGTTGGTACGTCGACGTAGGGCGCACGATCATGCGCTCCCAGGGGCGGCCCTCGGCGGCCGCGTTGCGCGGCTCGAGGACGTAGTCGTCGATCGCACCGAGCTCGACCCCGTTCTCGTCCTGCAGCTGCGGGTCGAATCCGGTCGTCGTCATGAGGTCGTCGAACTCGATGACCCAGCGGACCCGCCGCCGGTCGAAGCGCGGCGTATAGAAGCGTTCCTCTGGCGCGTCGATCAGGCCGAACTGCCGGTTCGTGGCCCGGTCGACGGCCCGTGAGGCGGCCGTGAGGTCCAGGCCGATGAACGAATCATCCACAGTGGAGGAATGATGCGTGACGTACTCGCGCGCCTCCCCCAGCTCTGCGTAATCCGGTGCCCAGCCCATCACGTGCCGCCGCTACAGGCTCGAGGGGACGGCCAGCACGATGGCGTGCGTGACGAACGTGTCCGTAGCGCCCGAGGACGTCACGCGCACGCGCAGCCACGGCCGGCCCGGTTTGAGGCGCACCGCGGCCACGGTGAACGCGTCGCCGGTGGTCTCGGCCAGCGCGCCGGTGATGAACGAGACTTCGGCGGCCGCGGTCGTGCCGATCGAACCCGAGGAGTCGGGCGCGTCCTCGATGACCCACGTCAGCGAATCGGTGGTGCCCGCCGTCGACGCCGAGAGGATCACCATGATGCGGTCCCCGTGGTCGTAGTTGGCTTCGTTCGCGAGATCGATATCGTTCGGCGTGCCGAAGTCGAAGCTGGTCGTGGTGGCGCTGGAGATCGTGACCTTCGAGGAGCCGAGGAGCTCGGCGCCGGCCATGTCCCAGCGGATCGTGTCTGCCATGGGGGTCCCTCTTTCCCTACGCCGCTGAGGCGTTCGTCATGATCTTGTAGGAGTCGCGGTTCTGGATGTTGCCGTCCGCGCGCTCCCAGGCGGTGTATTCGACCTGCCCGTAGCGGGAGCGGCTGTAGGGGTCGATGACGATCACCAGCGACGCCACGCGGCGGATGACGTAGCTCTCCCGGAAGTCGCCGTACGCCAGGATCTTGGTGTCGGCGGTCGTGGAGATCGTGGGCATGGCCGGATCGAAGATCACCGGGGAGTTGAGCAGCATCCGCTGCGGCTTGCCGGTGATGCCTTCGGTGGAGCTCTGGATGATCGGGCGGCCGTTCGTGTCGACGATCAGGCGAAGCGCGGTCCAGGTCGATTTGTTCATGAGCCACTTCGCGTTGGGCTCGTAGGACTCGTCCAGCATGTCCTGGAATTCGACCAAGTCCTCATAGTCGGGCGTGTCGTCGGTGTCGAGGTTGCGGTCCGCGGTGAGGCTGGCCGCCACGATCCCCCTGGGCTGGCCCACACCGTTGCCGGTGATCCAGTGCCGCGCCTGCGCCCGGGCGATGCGGGTACCGAGCGCGCGCGACACGAGGGCCTGGACGTCGAAGGCGGAGTCCTGCAGGAGCTCGACGGGGACGCGGACGGGCAGGTCGTCGGCGCCCGAGCTCGTGTACTTGTACGCGCCGAGCTTGACGTCCCCGAAGGTGAGGTCGGCGCCGTCCTCGGCGGCCGCGCCCTCGGCGGTGATGGTGCCTTCGTTCGCGGTGTCGTCGAGTGTCGGGTACTCGATGGGGTTGCCCGTCGACGTCGCGAACGACTCGGCCTCGGCCGCGAATCCGCCGAACGCGACCATGCGTTCGACGATCTTCTGCCGGAACCCCGGCGGCACCATGTAGCCGCCGGCGGCGCCGGTGCCTTCGCCCTGCGCGTTGCTCACGCGCAGGCTCGAGATATCGGCGTTCGGCTGGCCGGTGCGCAGATAGTTGTCGTACGCCTTCTCGAGTCCGTCATCGACACGCGTCGAGGTGTCGACGTACGGCGCGTTGACCGGCATGTTGTACGCGTTGTTGCGCGCGAGGACCTGCGCCGAGGCGTTCGTCGAGGCAAGCTCGGCCTCGAGGTCCTCATAGGAGGTGATCTCGTCGGGCGTGAGGTTGCGCTTCTGGCCCTTGTCGTCGACGGCGCCGGCAACGATCGCCGTCATGGCCGCCTGGATGTCTTCTACGGTCCTCATGTGGCCTTCCCTAGGGTGACGCGGGCACGTGCCCGCACTAGCTGGCTGGCGCGGGCGGTGGCCGCATCGCCGTCGTCTTCGTCGCCGCCGGCGTCGCCGGTGACCGTGTCCGCTAGGCCGGCCTCCACCGCGGCGGCCGAGGAGTACCAAGTGGTGGCCTTCATGGGCTCGCGCCAGTCGGCCACGGTGCCGCCGGCGCGGTCGGCGTAGATCTCGGCGATCATGTCCGAGAGGTCGTCCAGGAGCTCCAACATGTCGCGGTGCTCGGCGGGCCCGCCCATGGTGAAGCCCTGCGCGTCGTGGATCATCATCCGCGCCGGCCGGGCGATCGCGATCGTGTCGCCGGCTTGGGCAATGAAGCTCGCGGCCGAGGCGGCGATCCCGTCGATGCGGACGTCGACGCGCGCGGAGTGCTCGCGCAGCGCGGTGTAGATCGCGACGGCGTCGAACACGAGCCCGCCCGGTGAGTTGACGCGGAGGTCGATCGACGGCGCCGAGATCTGCGCGAGGGCCTGGACGAAGTCGGCCGCGTTGACGTCGCCGTACCAGTCGGAGATAGCGCCATAGATGAACACCTCGGCGCGGTCGGTGTCGGCGCCTTTGATCCGCCACCAGTCCGGCGCGGCCGCCGCGGTCGGCGCGGCCCGGCGCTGCAGGGCGCGCGCGCGGGCCTGTCCGTCGACGGCCAGGCTGATGAGTTTCGCGGTGTCGATCATGCGGGCACGCCCTCGGTCTCGGGTTCGGATTCAGTCGAGGGCGCCGGCGCGGTCGGCGCGCGCAGCTCGTCGCCGCCGGTGACCGTGTCCAGGCCGAGCTTGCGCCGTCCTTCGTTCGGGGTCATCAATCCGGCGCTGACCTGCTGGATGATGAGCGGGATTTCCTGCTCGGGCGCGGGCCGCAACATCTGGCCGTAGTCGTAGCGGACGAACCGCGGCTTGGCCAGCACTCGCGATACGCGCTGCTCGATGCGAGTGGTCCAGGGCTGGAAGGTGAACCGCGCCAGGCCGCGG